GGTTTTTCATAGGCGTTCCGAAACTTTCGGGTAGGCGTTCCGAAACTTTGCCTATTTTGAGGGCTTGGCGGTCGCTCCAATCCTCCTGTACACCCGTTTGGTGATCTCCTGCTTACTGTGGCCCAGCAGCAGGCTCGCGTCGCCAATATCGATGATTTCCGATGCTGCCTTGGGCCGAATGTCTCGAAACTGAAACCCACCAATTTTAGCGGCTAGCATAGGGTCGCCCTGTTCCAACGCATTCTGTTGCGCTTTCTCTCGCGCCTTGTCCCAGCGCAAGCGCAACATGCCTTTCGTCATCCTTTTTCCGTACTTATTGATCAGTAGGTACTTGGAAGAGTGGTGTGCATTTCTTTCGGTTATCTCTCTAACCAATTTCCCGAGGCTGTTTTCTCCGGTTTCTGCCCGCATCAGAATCCTAAGTTTTTGCCCGGTCTTACCCTGGGTAACCAGGAAGTAGTCTCCCTCGGTGTCGTCGCTACGCATGATGATCACATCGGCAGGCCTCTGGCCGGTCAGGTAGGCCAAATCCATGGCCTCCTTGAGTTCCGGCCCTGCCATTCCATACACCGCATCCCAAACCACTGCGTTGGCGTAGTAGTCGCGTGGCACTTCCTTGTTTTTTCTGATGCCTTGGCACGGGTTCTCTCGCTCCGTAAGGCCCCATTCGCGTGCCATGTTGAACACGTGAGAGAGAAGGGCAATTTCCCGGTTGGCCCTAACCCTGGCAGTGCGTGCGTCTCGATACCCCGCGATGTTTGCCGGCGTGATCGAGTCGATGGGAGCGCCGTCGAAGGTTGGGCGAAGCTGTTTCAGTTCGGCCAGGTTATCTTTCTGGGTACGGTCTCCTTTTTTTGGGATGACGTCGCGGACGTACCGGTCAAAGATCCCCTTCATCATCGTCAGATCAGCTGGCTTTTCCTTGGCCTCAAGCTCTGCCCACTTCAATCTGGCTTTACTCAGGTCTCCGCCAAGCGAGATTTCTTTTCCCGTCGAGTCTCTGTAGTAGTAACCGACCCACACTTTGCCGTTCTTACGAGGGCGTTTGCGTCGCACCATTCCGGGGGGCAGGTCCCTGTTTTCTGTATTTCGAGGGCGCATCTCAGTTCACCCTGGAGAAGTCAGGTGTCCAAGCTGGCCGCGTCGGCGGTGGCACCTGTTCAGTAGGTACTGGATTGGTCATGCCAAGCTTCATGCGAGCGTACATGCGCCCAACCAACGGACGGCCGCCACGGCTCTCGATGAAGACCCAGCTGCGGTCGCGAAGCCATTTCCTTTGATGGGCTCGCTGTTTATAGCCTGTAAGGTCGGCTAGCTCTTCGTCTGAGAAGATTTCAGCCTCTATGGCTTTGGGTTGTGAACGAGGCGTATATCCCAATGCAGGCTGCGCGAGCGGGCGTTCCTGAGCGTTAAGCGTTGCATCAGCGAGCGCTGCCCCGCGCAGCTTTTCGTGGGGTGTAAGTGCCTCGGCGGTGGCATTGGGAGGAGCAATAATGCCTGCTGCTGCGCAGCAGAGACTGTTTGTTTCTAGCTTGTCGACGCCGTTGTCAGCGCGGAGCAAAGCGGGCAGTGCGTTGGTTTTGTCCTGTTGGTTCTTCATGCCGCTTTCCTCCGGTGTTCGATAGCGAGTTGGTCCATCAGCCGCTGGTGGTAGGTGAGCCGCGCTTCGGCGGCACGCCATGGGCGGATGGTTTCAGCCATGGGTTCGATGCCGACCAAGCAATCCCAGATAGCCGGATCGGGTGGCATGAGGTCGCGGCGTTCGGTAGCAAGTGCAATCAGGTCGGCCTTGTAGATGCAGGCGGGGAGTTCTGGAGCGATGTCGAACCGCTCGCACACGCGCCACCAGATACAGTCCTCGAAGTGCTGGTAGGCGCTAATCCACTGCTTGAGTGGCCGCGTCATGTCGCCCACGTACGCCTCGGCGGCGTCGTGAAGTAATGCCGCGAGTTTGTGTTCTTCCGGCACCAGCTCGGCGACGATGCAGCTGTGTTGGGCCACGCTGTAGAACTCACGGGTGTGGCCGTTGAATCGGCACAGGTGGGCCAGTGCGTGCGAGATGTCCCGTGGGTCGATCATGTCGGCGTTAGGCTCGAACAAGTCGAAGCGCTTGCCGGTGGAGGTGAGGATCCAGTTCATGCGGCTTCCCTCACCAAATCGGCCAGCAACAAGGCGTTGTCGGTTGCCTTTTGCAATTGGCGCAAAGCTTCATAGCCGATCAGGGCTTTCAACTGGCGGTCGAACTCTTTGCTGTAGCGGGTCAGAGCGCGCAGTTCCTTGGTGGACTCAGCGTATTGCTGCTGCAGTGTGCCAGTGGCTTGAGGTGTCAGGCGCAGCGTGGGGATGGCTCGGCTCATGCGGCGTCCTCCTTCAACTCGAAGCGGTCCATCAGCGCAGCCATATTTAGTGCCTTGTCACGTAGGGCAAGCGCCTGTGTTGCTTGGCTTTCGGATCTGAAAGCACGGAAGGTGTCTGCCGCGAGCTTCAGTTTTTCGGCAATGGCGAGAAGGGTGTAACGGTCTTGCGGTTCCCGGCTCAAGGCGTTCCGGATCTGTACATCTCGTCCTTCGCACCGGCCGACTACATGGAAACGGTCAACACCCAGGGCATCCCGTACTACAGCAAGATCGAGCCGCTGCCGTTCAACAAGGGCGTGGCCGGTGAAGCCCAGTCCAACCCGTTGCACCTGTGCACGCGGCCCCTGGCGCAGATCCTGCTGGAACTCTAATCATGGCCTTCCGCGATCTGATCGACGACATCGACGACGTGGTGTTCGAGACCTTGGGCGACAGCGCCCTGATCGAAGGCCGCGCCGAGCCCGTGCTGGGCATGTTCGCGGCGCCGTGGAAGCAACCGCAGTTCGGCAAGGTCCACACCGGCTTACGCGAACCTCGCTTTGAGATCCGCGTGAAGGATTCGGACAGACTGAGCAAGGGGCTGCGGGTCACCATCGACCTGAGGACCCTGGATGGCGGCGGCGACTACGACCTGCTGCAACTAGAGCCCGGCGGCGATGGCTTGGTTGCCCTAATCTTGAGGAAGCGACCATGAGCGTCGGCAGCCATGTGCAGCAAAACCGCGACAGCGGGATGATCAACATCCTGCCGTCGGCGGTGCATTCCCAGGCCTTGCGCGAGTTCGGTCAACTGGTGCCCAAGGCTGCGGCGGCGGCTCAGCGTCGAGCAATCAACAAGACGTTAGGCTGGCTGCGTACCCACATTGCACGGGCGGTAGGCAAGCAGGAGCGGATCGCCATCGGCACCGTCCGGCAACGCTTGCGGGCTTATCCGGTCAGCGGTGGGACGATGCGCGGCAAGTTGTGGTTTGGGGTCAACGCCATCGAGGCCAGCCGCATCGGACGGCCTCGGCAATCCCGCACCGGTGTCTCGGTGGCGGGGCGGCGGTACCAGGGGGCGTTCTTCAAGCAGGTGTATGGCAGCAGCCCTGACATCTGGATACGCACGTCGAGCAAGCACTTCAACGCCACGGACTACCCCGGTAGCACGCAAGGCCGGAGCAGCTCGGGTTTCGTTGCGGAAAGCGACAACCGCTTCCCGCTGGCGAAAGCCAAAGTCTCGTTGGACCAAGTGCGACCTCACTTCGAAAGCTGGGTGAAACGTGCCGATGAACGCTTGCTGGAGATCCTCAAGCAAGAACTCAACTTTGAACTGCAGAAGTACCTCAAGGGGACCGCCCGTGTCTGATCAGCCTTTCAGCCTCGACCGTCTGTATGACGCCATCGAGCAGCACCTGCAGGAGCAATTGCCGGGCATTCGGGGCGCGTCGTTCTGGCCGGATCTGTCGGCGGACACCAGCATTCCTACGCCGGTGGTGTTACTGGAAATGGCCGAGATGGAACCGGCGCCGGATATCGGTACCGGTGAAACCTCGCTGACCTGCAAGTTCGAGGCGCGGATCATTGTCGATTCGATCAGCGCGGATCCTCAACGTCAGGCCGTGCAACTGGCCTCACAACTGGCGGTGCTTCTGCGAGGGCAGAACTGGGGCTTGGATGTCGCCTGCGCACAGTTCGTGCGCTCCACCCAGGACTGGACCAAACCCGAACTGGATGGCTACTTTGTCTGGCTGGTGGAGTGGGATCAGACGGTTTACCTGGGCGCTGAGGAATGGCCTTGGCCGGATGAGCCTCCGGGTTCGTTGGTCATCAGCATTGAGCCGGGTGACGGGCCGGTGAGCCCCGAGGACATTCAGTGAGTTACGCCAGTGCGGAACATGACCGCATGATTGCCGCCATGCTGATGCCATGCGTGGTGGTCGGTGTGGATCTGGCGGCGCCAGCGGTACGTGTCAGCAACGGCGAATGGACGAGTGCGTGGGTGCGCTGGCACAGCCTGGCTGCCGGCAAGGCGCGGCACTGGCGCGCTCCAAGCCTGGGCGAGCAGGGGGTGTTATTCAATCCCAGCGGCCAGGCGGGCATGGGCACGTTTATCCCGGGGTTGTACGGCAATGCCGGCGGACCACCGGATAACCGCGATCATGTCGAGGTCTGGCGCTTTGACGATGGCGGCTCGCTGGTCTACGACTGGGCGGCCAAGACCTACACCATCACCCTGCCGACCGGTACCGTCACTATCAAAGTGGGCAGCACCGTTGTGACCGTTACGGATAACGCGGTGAATGCCACGGTGGGCGGTACCGAGTTTGATTTGGCGCCTGGCTGGGCGGCTATTAAGTCGCCGCAGATAGCGTTGATAGGCGCGGTGGAAATAGACGGCCCGTTACACGTAACGCAAAGCATCACCGGCGCCGCTGACATCCTGGCGGCCGGTAACAGCGACAACCACCACAAGCACTAACCCAATTCACCTACAGCCCGCCGCGTGCGGGCTTTTTCATGCCCGGAGAAATCATGGCCAAGACCATCGAGAAACCCGCAATCGAAGAACAGGCCACGGCCGCGCAAGCGTCGCTGACGTTCCGCGATCTGGTCTACACGTCGCGCACGCTGGTTGTGCCTGACACCGATCGTACTTACCCGGTGGTCAAGAGCCTAGTGGTGGTGCCGGAGTCCGACAAAGAGGCTGTGGCCTTCCTGAAGGCTAATAGCGAATACGCCGCCCAGGAGGGCTAAGCTCGATGATCGGAATGGATCGCCACACCGGGCAGCCCATATCCGGCATCGAGCATTTGCGACAGTCCATTGCCGACATATTGAGTACACCTCTGGACAGTCGCCGGCAGCGGCCCGAGTACGGCAGCAAGCTACGCCTGTTCGTTGACTTGCCAATCAATGCAGGCTGGAAAAGTGCGGTTCAGGCCGAAGCGGCCCGCGCCCTAGGCCTTCATGAGCCGCGCCTGAAACTTGAGCGCGTGACGGCTCTATCGCTGCTGGATGGGAAAATAAACATGCTCGTTGCTGGCGAGTACCTGGGCGACAGTTTTGTCTTGGAGGTAAGCGTATGAGCATCGTGGACTTGTCGGCTTTGCCGGCGCCGGAGGTGCTTGAGCCGCTGGACTTCGAAGAGGTCTACGACGAAGGGCTGTCAGCGTTTCGCGCCTATATGGGCGACAACTGGAATGCCGCGCTCGAAAGTGATCCGGTTTCCAAATTGCTGGAGGTCGGGGCCTATAACAAGGTTGGTAACCGCGCCCGGGTTAACGATGCATGCAAGGCGCTGCTGTTGGCTCACGCCATCAAGGGCGACCTCGATCAGTTGGGCGCAAACGTCAACCTTCCGCGCCTGGTGATTCGGCCCGAGGATCTGCTAGCGGTTCCGCCGATAGATGAAGTCCTTGAGGATGATGACCCGTTTCGTGAGCGCATCCAGTTGGCCTATGAGGGGCTGACCACAGCGGGACCGCGTAACAGCTACATCCTGCACGCACGTAACGCATCCGGCCTCGTGCTGGACGCCTCGGCGGAAAGCCCGTCTCCGGCGAGCGTTACCGTAACGGTGCTGAGTACCGAAGGGGATGGGGCGGCCACGCCGGAGTTGTTAGCCACGGTGGCTTTGGCCCTGAATGATGAGGACGTGCGGCCATTGGGTGACCGGGTCAAAGTCCAGGGGGCCCAAATCCTGAAGTACCGAATTGACGCCATCCTGCATATGAACAGCGCCGGGCCAGAAGGTGACGCCGCCTTGGCCGAAGCCAAAACCCGGCTGTCGAAATGGATCAACCCCCGTAAGCGCCTTGGCGTTGAGGTGGCGCGCTCTGCTGTGGACGCCCAGGTGCATGTTGCCGGCGTTTCTCGTGTTGAGCTGCCCGGGTGGGTCGACCTGTCACCCACAAAGGCCCAGGCCGCGTACTGCACCGGTTACGACGT